CCACCATCAACTACAAGTGCTCCAGTTGTAGTGCTTGTTGATTGTGATGTGTCATCAATATCAACATTTCCACCAACATTTAGATTTTTAGCAATACCAACGCCACCATCAACTACAAGTGATCCAGTTGTAGGGGATGTTGAATCAGTAGTGTCATTAATATCAACATTGCCATCAACATCAAGATTACCTCTAGTTTCTATATTACCATTGCTTCCATCAATTTCACACTCCCAAACGTTAGTTCCTCCATTACCAATCTTTATTCCGACACCACTGTTAGTAGTAATTCCTCCTGTGGGATCTATATTAATAGCAAAAGTACCACTATTTTGAATTTGTAATCTATTATTTGTACTTATACCAGCATCAGTAACTGCTTGTAAATCTGGAGTAGCACCACCACCACCAGCAGCATCAATAGTAAATCCAGCAGAAGTTACACTACTGAAAGTAACATTAGTACCTGCTGTAATAAGAATGTCATCATTACCACTACCAGATCCTCCAGCAGTTAACCTTAAATTTACATTACTACCATCAGCAACAGCAGACTGAGCATATGTTGTATCATCATTAAGATCTGGTGCTACTTCCCAACTTGCTCCATTATACTTAAGAATAGATCCATTCTGAAGGCCAGTCGTTGCATCTACATTACTAAGTCCATCAAGAGCAAGAGCAGGTACTGAGGTTAAGTAACCTTCAGAAGCATGATTACCCCATCCAAATGCTGTATCCCAGTTACTAGAGTTGTCTAAAGCATTTGACCACGATACAGTAGTACCATTACTCACCAAGACGTTACCATTACTTCCAGCACTTCCTGCTATTTGTATTGGTTTGCCAGATGCAATGTTTAATCCTTCTTTGATCTCGATAGGACCATTATCATCATAGTTTGCTATCTGATCCGCTAATATTTTTGACATACTTCTGTCCTACAGACACTTATTGGAGCTAAAAGTATTTATGAATAAACTAGATTCCCTGCTACTATACTCCTACCCTCACATTGATTAGGTGGTACATAATGATCAAAGTGGCCTGGAAATATTATAATGTCTCCTGATCTAGGATAAAATCTCCCATGATCTTTAAAAACTAATGGAGATGATCCATCAGGTGTATGTACATAATAAACAAATGCTATATCAATCTCTGAATGATTATGATACTCCTGATAATGACCCCTATTATAAATTTGACCCCACAGATCAACCAGTTTAGTTGGTTGATCTATGAGGCTACGTGCATAGTCTGCAATTGAAATGAATTCTGGTATAGAAAAGCAATCCCAATTTGTCATCAATGCTCCCTTGTCTAAGTTATTAGACTTCTCAAGTATAATATCATGGACAATAGGATTTAATTGTTCAGCGTCAGGATTACTACGCTGGATCATCTTTATCATCTTTCTTCTCATCACCGAATGTAATGATATCTGGAGTTGATGATCCCCATACTCCTGGTTCTGGAGTAAATGTTACTGTGTCTGTTTCACCAGTAGTTATATTAATATTATCAATACCAGTAAGATCTACATTTCCTGTAGGAAAATTAATAACATTATCTAATGCATCTAAATCTCCACCCAATTTAAAATCATGCTCTGCTTTCTTCCTGTAATAGTCATTGATATTATCAGTACTACGAATAACTGGAGTACAAGCAATCACATCTTTAACACTATTAAGACACTCTACGAGCATACTAAGATTTTCATCATACTTATTTTCTAAAGACTCAACGAATGCTAGTCTTAGTTCTTCTTCAGCAGCAATTAAGTGCTTTCTAATATCGTTAGTGGCCATAAATTTTAAGAAATAAACGTCGAGAAATATCCGTATCCAATTAACCAGAGGCATAATCCCCCTAGAACTTTGTAGTACTTACGGATAGGAGTACCAAAGTATTGTTGACCAATCATCAAACACTTATGTGCTGGTGATAGTAGGTAACCTGAGTACTCTGTAGTTAAAAACCACACAAGATACTGAGGACCAAAGATAAGAACCAATGCTGAGGTCATACCAGCATACTTACCTGATGAACCCATGATCCATGCTGCAACTGCTGCAACAATAGAGACAGGAATAATCATAGAAGGATCTGATCCCTTAAGATATTCCATCACTGGTCCTTTAATCATACCAACAATTCCACCTAATGCAAGTACAAATGTTGCAATGATAGCAAACTTACCATCAAGGTATTTACCCCAGTTCCAATCCTTACAAATGATACTGTAGTAACATGCCATACCAAAGAACCAAGGGAAAAAGAAGATTGCTCCTGCCTTTCCTACACATAGTAAGAACCATAATGTAGCAATAAATGGAGCCCATCCTCTCAATGCTCTCTTCCAATCAAACTCTCTAATGTTACTCATGTCTGGAACAACACTTCGAGGATCTACTTTAGAAAAAATATACCACCATGTATATACTAGACATATACAAAGTGGAATGAATGTATAACCTATCATTTGTCCATAGGTTATACCTAATGCTGCCATAGGAAGAGCAATAGTCTTCTCTAATGGTGACCACCAATAGTAATGGTGTGTAGATAGGTAATCAATGATACCAAACGCACTTCTTTTCTTCTTATCAGGTGGTGCAATAGCATCTAGTAATGGTGCAGACAATGCAACACGACCAGGAATAGGAAGAACTCCACCAAAGATAGAAGTAATAATAATCATCACTCTATTATCTCTGACATATCTCTTCGCTAGAGAATAGACATCATCAAGTACATGATATTGTCTAATAAATCCACCAAGAATCATGATCCCAAAGATGTACCCCATGTACAATTCCTTCTGTAGGATCGAACTCAAAATGTCTAACATAATCTATATCAATTTTTAATTTTTACAGAGGACTAATCCCACACATCATCGCACGAATCGTCGTCGTTGTCAAGTGTCTTTGGTAACACATCAGCATATTCATCTGCTGGAACCATTGCCACTCGTCTACCATCAAAACATTTAATGATAAAGACTTCGCCTTCTTCGCAACGTTCTACGTAGTCTTCAAATTTGGCCTCCAATTCTGCTTCGGATATTTCTTTCATTATACTCTACAACATATGTTTTCTTTTTGCATATATCTTATAGATTCCTGACAACCTCCAAGGTTTTCACCGTTAAGGACTACTTGTGGAAAGGTAGCACCATCTCCAAACTGTCCATAAAATGCTTCTTTACTGAAATCTATACCAAGTTTATACTCGACGTAATTTAATTCCGAGAGACCTAATACATCTACTATCTGTCTGCAATAAGGGCAGCCGTCTTTAGAATATACGGTGAAGTTTTGCATTTGTTTATTGAATTTCTAAGGATGCAGCATAATCTTTGTCAAACAAATCCAAACCTTTGTCAGTAAGAATATGTTTATACATTCCATCAAATACATTAGGTGGCATGGTAACAATATCTGCACCATATTCAAATGCTCTACCTACATCTCTTACATTTCTGAGTGATGCTGCTAGAACTTTAGTCTCAACACCATGTCTTTGATATACATTAGCGATATCTTTTATAAGACATAGACCACCAAAAGAATTATCATCCACTCTACCTACGAATGGTGATACGTAAGTTGCTCCAGACTTTGATGCAAGAATAGCTTGTGACTGAGAGAATATTAAAGTAACATTTACTTTAATACCACCATCACTTAATTCTTTACATGCTTTAAGGCCATCAACAGTACAAGGTACTTTGATTGTAGCAACCTTACCGAACTTCTTATATAGCCTCTTTCCTTCAGAGATCATATTCTCCTTACTTCCTATGACCTCCATACTAATATCAGTAAGACCTATCTCTTTTAATTCTTGATAAACATCTTCATGCTTCTTACCACTCTTACGAATAAGAGATGGGTTTGTAGTAAGGCCATCTATAATTCCTGATTTGTAACAGGATTTAATTGCTTCTGTGTCTGCACTGTCAATAAAAATTTTCATGTTAATCGCTTGATTTGTTTAGTGGTTCCATCTTAAGGAACTGCTCGTTTAGATTATAGTACAATTTATAGTTGGTTGTGTTAACCCAGTATCCTTTGATGTCGTTTCCATCACAATGATATCCGTATCCAGTTAAAGGTTCATTAACACCATCAATTCTAAAGGTCTTACCACCTTTCTCTAGGTAACTATGGAATT